AAGAAACGTGGCGAATGTTCCTGTAAATAAAGCGTTATACTCTAGGGTAAAAGCAGAAGCAAAACGTAAATTTAAGGTTTACCCAAGTGCTTATGCTAATGCGTGGCTTGTACGAGAGTACAAAAAACGTGGAGGAACTTACCGAGTGGAGAAAAAACGTGGCAAGAAGTAGTGGCGGTCTTACCCGTTGGTTCAAAGAAAATTGGGTAGATGTCAAAACAGGTAAACCTTGTGGCCGATCAAAAGGTGAAAAACGAGGTTATCCAGCTTGTAGACCAAAAAAGCGTGTCTCAAGTAAGACACCTAAGACTGTCGGAGAAATGTCAGCAAGTGAAAAAGCTAGGTTCAAACGTGAAAAAACGAGCAGTAAGAAGATAACATATCAACATAGACGTAAAAAACGTAAAAAAAGGAGTTAAAAATGGCAAAATCTCACGCAATGGCAAGATGTCAGGGGTATATAGCTTCTGTACGCAAAGGCAAGAAGAAAAAAACTACAAAAAAGTCAACTAAAAAGAAAAAATAACTGTGAAAAACGCAGTTTCAAGGTAATATAGTCTTATAAGTAAAATTTTTTAGTAAATCATGGCATTTTTTCGTGGTGAAGAAGGCTCTGTTTCTTTTGATAACGGATCTGGAACAGCAGGAGCTATAGCTTCTACAACAGCTTGGACATTAGACGTAACAAAAGACACACTAGAAACGACTGCTCATGGAGCAACTTCAAGAAGTTTCGTAGGTTCACTTATCTCTGGTTCTGGTACTGTTGATCTTCTTTATACAGCTACATCTGGGGATGACACTGCTGAAATAATTTCAGACGTATTAACTGCCGAAGATCCAGGAGATGCCAGTTTTAATTTGTTTTTAGATACTGGTGGAAGCAAAAAATTAAGTTTTAACGGAATTATCACAGGAACTTCATTTAGTTCTACTGTTGGAGACATCTCAACTGTGTCAGTAAGTTTCCAAACTACTGGTGCTATTACTTCTGCTGCCTAATGCCTAAAAAATCTTATTCAGCAAAGCAACGCAAACTCGCTGCTGTTGCCCCACCACGGGATAAGATTACGGCTGCCGATCTTAAAAAACTACGTTCTAAGAAGAAAAAGAAAAAGAAGTGAAACTCACCACTCGCCAAAAAAATTTACTAGAAAAACATTCTGAACATCATAGTGCCAAGCACATGGAGTTTATGAAAAGGCGAATTAGAGCAGGAGATACTTTTACTCAAGCCCATAAAAAAGCACAGGCGAAGGTGGGCAAATGAGAAAACGTAAAGGAGTAAGTTTATCTGTAGGTCGAGGAGAGAAATCCAAAAAAGGTGGCCTTACTGCAAAAGGTCGTGCTAAATACAACCGTGCCACAGGAAGTAATTTACAAGCACCCGTTACTGAAAAGAACCCAACAGGAAAAAGAGCAGCCAGAAGAAAAAGTTTTTGTGCCCGTATGAAAGGTATGCCTGGGCCATTAAAAGATAAAAAAGGCAGACCTACAAGAAAAGCGTTAGCTTTAAAAAGATGGAGGTGCTAAATGACTTATTCAATTCCTGGAGACTATAGAACAAAAGTACAGACTTCCACAACCATTGGGGATATTGACAGTCCTTTTACTCGCACGAGGGCTGTCCTCGACATGATGAAAGGATGGGAAATAATGAAAGCTGTTACTGAAGGCACTGAATATCTCAGAGAAAATAGCGAAGCATTTTTACCGCTAGAACCAAGAGAAGATTATACAGCTTACATGGCAAGAGTAAATCGTGCTGTATTTTCTCCTTTTACCCAAAGATTGATAAGAGCAGCCACAGGTCTTGTATTAAGAAAACCGATAACATTAACAGGCGATCCATACTGGACGGAAACTTTCAAAATGGATGTAGATGGTTGTGGTTCGGATTTAGACGAATATGCAAGAAGAATACTAATGTGCTCTCTTACTTATGGTCAAAGTCATATTCTTGTAGATTATCCTGCCCCATCTGGTGCACTAAGCCTTGCTGAAGAAAGGTCACAAAATCGTAGACCTTATTGGATTGAAGTAGATCCTACAAATCTTTTAGGCTGGAGACTAGATAGAGAGTCAAATTACGGAAATCTCATACAGGCAAGAATCGCAGAAAAAGCTGTTTTACCTGATGGAGATTTTGGTGAAAAGGTTTACGATCAAGTAAGAGTTATTGAACCTGGAAACTACAGGGTCTTTCGTAAGAAAGATGAGATTGATGCAATGTATGACGTTGATGATAATTCTTACATGGGCGAATTTAGCACTGGCACTACTGATCAAGAATACAAATTAGCAGAATCGGGTAATTTTTCCCTTGGTGAAATACCCTTAGTTACTATTTATTCTGGAAAAACTGAGAATTTAGTTAGCAAACCACCTTTACTTGATATTGCATACTTAAATCTTGCACATTTCCAAAGGCAAGCTGACTTAATTCATAGTTTGCACGTTGCATCTCAACCAATGCTTGTCATGGAAGGATATGATGACCAAACAAAAGACCTCGCCATCAGCGTAAACTACGCAATGGCAACTCAACCAGGTAATAAAATTTACTATGTAGAGCCAGCTTCTAGTGCTTTCGATGCTCAATCTGCTGAAATTAAGGAATTACAGATGCAAATGGCAACACTTGGAATCAGTACACTATCACAACAGAAATTTGTCGCTGAATCTGCTGACGCTAGAAGGCTAGATCGTGTTGATACAAATTCGATGCTTGCAATGGTTTCTATGGAATTAGAACAAAAACTTCAAAAATGTTTTAATTTTTCTGCTGAATATGTTGGAATCGAGCCACCAGAAGTAAAAATTAGTAGAGATTTTGATATTGAAAGACTAATCGGACAGGATATTACAGCATTAAATTCATTATTTGAACAACAGGTAATAGATAGGGAAGAATTTAGAGACATTTTGGTTCAAGGTGAAGTGTTACCAAACGCAAATGAGGTCAAATCGGAATAGTCTGCTACAATAGTAGATAATTACATACATTTTTATGGCTAAATCCTTAGATAAGGTACTTCAGCCTGATGGAACTTACAAGTGGGAGCTTGTAGAACCAACTTTATCTGAAAAAATGGGTAACGGTGCTGAAGCTCCTGTTGTTTGTCCTGCACCTGAACCAAAGGCCACAAAGAAAAAGCCTACTAAAAAGAAAACTACTAATCCACTATCCGAATAATTAATGGCACTCGAAGAAAAAGTGATTCAGCCTGATTCTGTGAATCCTCCTGAACAGCCCGTGGCTGAAACTCCTTCACAACCACAACCACCAAATCTTGACGCTATAAAAGCAGAATATGAGGCACAAGTAGCTGCTGCTCGTAAAGAGGCTGCTGAAGCACAAGAAAAGTTTAAAGGCATCAAAGGTAAGTTAGATGATGTCTACAAACAGAAGGATCAGCAACGCAAACAAGAGCTAGAAGATCAAGGTCAATGGAAAACTCTTTGGGAAGAGGCTAATAAAACAGCCCAAGAAAAAGAGCAACAGATAGTAACTTTATCTCAACAACTAGAAGATCTAAAGACTTCTAATGAAGTTGCATCTACTAAAACAACAGCCCTTGCAGCCATTAGTAACCTTGGTGCAATAAACGCAGAGCAAACCCTGTCTTTATTACAAGGAAAGTTACAAAAGAACGCTAACGGAGAAGTTGTTGTTCTCAATGGTGGAGTAGAACAGAATCTCAATACCTATCTCACGAGTCTCAAAAACCCTGGCAGTGGTTGGGAACATCATTTTAAACCTAGTTCTGCTGCTGGAATGGGTGCAAAACCGAGTCCAGTTGCCAATGCTTCTGGAGGTCAAGTAAATCCTTGGAAAACGGGCAATATAACACAACAAATGCTAATATCAGAACAAGACCCTCAAATGGCAGCAGTGCTGAAACAAGAGGCTCAAACTAAATAGTTAATTTCCGTGAAATTGACCCCCTTATCTGTGATTAGGGTATCGCAAAACTTATT